TTCAGAACAACTCAATTCAATCACGGGTAATATCGTTGCCGTTCTCTACGATGAACATGGCATCGAGAAATTCCGTCAAGAGGTGAAGAATCTGGTCGTGACAACGGGTAAAAACCTGATTGCTTCGCGTCTAGTTGGAACCGCTTCAAATGTGATTTCACATATGGCTGTCGGTACCGGAACAACGGCTCCGGCTGCTGGTGATACAACTCTGGTAACAGAATTGACACGCGTTGCTATTTCTTCTGGTACGGCTTCTGGTAATGTGGCAACATATGTCGCTACCTTTGCTCCTGGCGTCGGTACGGGCTCGATCAACGAATGTGGTCTGTTCAATGCTTCGACTGCCGGTACGTTGCTGGCTCGTTCTACTTCCGTTATTGTCACCAAGGGGGCTTTGGATACGCTGGCTCTGACTTGGACCATCACGATCAACTAAGAGAGTAGATAATGGAAGTTAGGTATTTTGCAAACAATGCATCGACCACTCTGGTATCAGATGGTGGAGCAACTATTACTGTAGCAAGTACGGTTCTCTTTCCATCATCATACCCTTTCTATATTACACTTGAAAATACTGCTTTGATAAAAGAAATTATCAAAGTAACAAGTTTAGCGTCCGCTGGGGTATGGAATGTCCTACGCGCACAGGAAGGAACTGTACAAACTACATTTGCGGCTGGTTCGAAAGTAGAGCAACGCCTGACTGCCGGTACACTGAATTCGTTGATGACGGATAAAGCGGATCTAAGTGGAGCGTTATTCACAGGTGCCGTTCGTATCCGTAACATTTCAACGAATGGTAGCGTTCGACTCAGTAGCGGCAACTCTGTGAATTCTGGTTTCATAGAGTATTTTCAGCCATCTGGAGTTCGTTCCGGTTATATGGGGTATATCGATGATAATTATATGTATATCGTATCCGAAAACTCCAGGAACATTCAATTTGATGTTAATAATAGAGCGGGTGTATTCAGTCTAACATATTCCGGTACAGGATTACCAAAAGCGTTTATTGATGGGAAAGATGTCCCACGTAGATACACAACGGGAACGGGCCTACCAACATCGGATATTGGCCCAATCTGGCATGATGACTATAATCAATGGATGACTTGGCAAACATTCAATGCGAATGGTGCTACATATACTGGTTATGCTTCGGTAAACGTTGGACAACTGATTCCGGATGGGCAAGCTTCACAGAGAACCGGTAGATTGCGGTCAGGCGGTTCATATTCAAAGACGACTTATGCCGCTATCTGGAACTGGGCGTTGCATAATAATCTGGTCGTTGCGCTTGGTTCATGGGCACAGGGTATGTGGGCGTTTGCCGATAACGGAGATGGTACATTCAGAACCCCGGATGTGCGTGGTGAATTTGCTCGTATATATGATGATGGACGTGGAGTCGATACGCAGAGAATTAGTTTTAGATCTTGGCAAGACTGGCAATTGGCAAGCCATGGTCATACGATTCCTATGTCTATACAGGGTGGTACATATGCCGTTAGTAGTCCGTGGTATACAACGGCTACGGCTACTAACCCTGGTGTAACAGGGTACACTGGCGGAATGACCAATAACTCCGAAAATCGAGTCCGTAACTTTGCTCAATATGGTTCAATCCAATTTTAAATCATGACTACTATTCTTTATAACTATGATGCTATAACTGGGGAGAGACTGAATGATTCCGTTGCGGAAATCTCTTCCCTGGATAATGCTCCTGTCATCATGTCGTTTTCTACGACAAAAGTACCACCGATTGTATCAACAAACCAACGTGCCGTCTATAGAGATGTTGATGATAATGTTCCTCTACTTGCCGTGAATGGTGTGTGGAAGATTATCCCTGATTACAGAGGCCAAACATATTGGGATGCCGATGGTAATGAAACAGTAATCACCGAAATCGGTATCGCCCCGCCTAAAGGATCATTCTCAACTAAACCAGAGGATTCTTTGCAAGTTTTGAAGAATAGAAAATGGGAATATATTAAGGATCAGAGGAACGCACATGAATTTGGTACATTCTTCTGGAATGGACATGAATTCGATGCAGATCAGCAATCCCAACAAAGAATCACTCTGGCTATTTTGGGCGCACAGATGGATTCCAATCTCAATATTGACTGGCGGTTGGCTAATAACGAACTCATTACATTATCATCTGCCGAAATGATTCAGGTTGGGTTGGCTCTGGGACAGAATACAGAAAACGCATTTGCCCATGCCAATGCACTGAGAACATTAATTGAATCCGCACAAACAAAAGAAGAACTAGAGGATATCGTATGGTGAAATATATCAGACAACTAATTTTTGGTTTGATCATAGCAGTTGTGTGTCTCCTTGGGGACATTATTTCATTTGTATGGATGATCGGTGCACTTATAGTGCAGTCTCCTCGATATTGGAATATCGCCCTAGGCAAGGACCAAACATTCAACGCCACTATCGGTGGTACCCATAAAGAAACTCTCTCATTCCGTGCTGCTAAGGCGCAATTACGTGGGGACAGATGGGGTTGTGTTCTATGTAAGTTTCTTGACTATATAGAAAAAGACCATTGCAAAATCACACTAGAAGCAAATGACGATTAAGGAAAGTAAATGACTGCCATTGTAACCACAAATCTAAGACTGAAAAACGCGAACATTTTGAAGGGAATTCTTGCCGATACAGCAAATTCCCTTTATCTGTTTGTAGCAAAACCGACTCAGTGGACCGATGATACTATACCATCGACCCCTACCGACTCCGCATTGTTTGAACAACAGGTGCGGGATGAGATGATATCTCTCAGAAAGATATCAACAACCGAAGTGACACAATCCATATTCAGAATCAACTGGACAACCGGTAAATTCTATGATATGTATCGCGATGACTTTGACGGGGTGAAACTAAATGGTGTCGATATCGATACTGGAACGGCTGTTGTTCGAAATGGTCTAATTAATGCGAACTATTATGTTCTGACCGACGATTTCAACGTATACAAGTGTATCTCCAATAATTCCGGTGTCGCGTCTACTATCAAACCAACTGGAACTTCCACGAATATCTTCACCACATCCGATGGATATCGTTGGAAATATATGTTGTCGATCAATTCGGCTGATTCTCTGCGTTTTGTGTCGGAAAACTTCTTTCCTGTTCAATCTTTTGCAGCTAACCCCGGTGCATCGTCCCCATATTACAACCAATATCTGGTCCAATCCGCTGCCGTTTCTGGTAGCCTCGATGTGATTGAAATCGTCACCAGTGGCAACGGATATACTGCAAACACAACCCTTCCAGTTCAAATCATCGGAGATGGTACCGGTGCTACCGCTACCGCTACAACGAATTCTTCTGGACAAATCACTGCAATTAATATTTCAAGCCCCGGTTCTGGCTACACATATGCATTGGCAACTGTCACTGGAACATCGGTAACGCCTTCCACGTTGAATGTCATCATCCCGCCTTTGGGTGGTCATGGTTCCAATCCTCTGAAGGAATTGAACGCCGTTTATGTTACCGTTTCAGGTTCGATTGGAGATGATCTTTCTGAAGACACTCTGAAGGAAAACCAATATCGCGTTATTGGCCTTCTGTTGAATCCTTATGCATATGGCACTTCCACCGTGATCACATCTCAAACTGTAAATGCTCTGCGTGCTGTGACTATTGCCGGTGGTATCTCTGGTACATTCACTGATGATGAAAGTTTGAATTCGGTCGGTACTCCGACCAATCGAGGTAAATATGTTTCATGGTCCGCTTCCAGTAAAACTCTAAAATATATCAGAAACAAATCGAATATCGGTGCTGATTTCACAACTTCCCAAAATATTACTGGTTCAAATTCCGGTGCTACCGGAATTGTAACCGCGATTGTCAATCCAGAAGTTGATGTGAATTCCGGTGATATGATTTACGTGGAAACTCGGCGTCCAATCTTCCGTTCTGCATCTCAGAAGGAAGAAATGAGAATCACAATCGAAACTTGATATGACCGACATTATCCGTAAACTCTATATTCAATTGACAGAAGGGAAGCATGAAAGCCCTTCTATCCACACCTTGAAATCGGCATTTGACAGTGCTCTTCATGAGCATTTGTCATATCCTTTTGGATCGACTGAGCGTAGAATATCGTCACGTAATGCCCGACTCGGTGTAGAAAAACATATCGGTAAAGATGGTATCACGGGGCAAACTCGTTCGTTGCTTGCTGCCAACACCAAACTGAAGAAAGCTTCGACACATGAAGACTTGACTCTTCCAGATGGATCCGGTATCGAAACGACCGGTTTGGCTTTGTCCCCTGCCTATGAACATGGGAATTTCAAAGTATGTCCGAATTCCCATTCATGTAGGACTTCTTGCCTGGGAAAAACTTCGGGTGGGTATTTTCAATTCGGTGGCGGTAGTGATCTGGATACATATAAAGGTCCGCGACTGAATGGTCTCAACAAGACACATGGATTGATCAAGGATCCAAAATCATTTGCCATACGGCTCAGTGATGAAATCCATGCTGCCAAGTCCGTAGCTGCCATGAATGGAGATCATCTGGGAGTTCGACTTAATGTGATCAGTGACATTCATCCTAAAGTTTATGAATCTTTGATCAAAGCACACCCCGATGTTACATTCTATGACTATACGAAGAATAATGTCAAGCCTGTTGCGCCAAACCACCACTTGACTTTTTCTTCTACCGGTGTTACGCAACCAGAAGGTCTGAATGGGGTCACTTCTCATATTGAAAACCCACACCAGAACTGGGGGCTTGTTCGCAAGAAACTTGACAATGGACATAACGTTGCCATGGCATTCAGCCACAACAAGATTCTTCCCAAGGAAGTTCACGATACAGAGACAGGCAAGCAATACAAAGTAATCAGCGGAGATGAACATGATTTCAGACCCCTTGATGAAAAGGGTGTGATTATCGGCTTGAAGAGAAAAGCCCAGAATATGTCCAATAAGAATGCCGCACATGAATCACAAGGATTCTTTGTCCATTACGACCCCAAGCCAAAAATGGAAGATGGGAAAATGGCAAAAGATGAACATGGTGAACCTATTCCTACAAATACGGTTGTCCATATTGCACCGCAAAAGAGACACGCAATAGTTATAGATAACGATTCCAAGCACATGGAGGACCAACATGAATAATCCAGATCCTCGTGATTGGCAATGGGAAGAATTTCATAATCACCATCTCTACAATGATAGAGAAGATGGGGAACGATATCCCGACCTTGCAGATGATCCCGATGATTATCTGCAAGACCTATTGAAACAAGTGAGACAAAAGAATGGCTCAACAGAGTAATCGTCCTGGGTATAATGGCAATGCTTTCCTGAAACAAATCGGGGAAGTTATTGAATTTACACCAGAACAAATGGTTGAATATGCTCGATGTGAGGAATCGGTTGAGTATTTTCTGGAAAACTATGCCAATATCATATCACTTGATGATGGTATTGTCAAGTTCAAACCATTTGCATATCAGAAAAGAATCCTGAAGGCCCTGGAAGGGAATCGTAAGATTCTTGTCAAACTCTTCCGACAAGCCGGTAAATCTACAGTCGTGGCTGGGTATGTTGCATGGTATTGTCTATTCAAAGATAGTAAGCATGCTTGTATTCTGGCTAATAAGATGTCAACTGCCAAGGAAATATTTTCCAGAGTGCAGATGATCATCGAGTTGTGCCCAAAATGGCTACAACAGGGTATCAAAACATGGAATAAGACATCATTCGAACTGGAAAACGGTACAAAGTGCTTTTGCGGTGCCACTTCTCCTTCCGCAGTTCGCGGACAATCGATATCTCTACTGGTTCTAGATGAGTTTGCATTCTTGGGTGCGAATCTAGCGGAAGAATTCATAGCCTCGGTATTTCCGACCATTTCTTCTTCTCAAACATCTCAATTGATTATTGTTTCTACCCCAAAGGGTATGAATCATTACTATAAGCTGTGGACAGAAGCCGAACAGGGAATCAACGGGTTTGTACCTATTCACGGTAGATGGCAAGAACATCCCAAGAGAGACCAAGGATGGGCAGATGAACAAAGAGCTATCCTGGGAGATGTTAAATACGCACAAGAAGTCGAATGTATTGCCGGTCAAAGTATCATCACGGTGAGAAATAAAAAAACCGGTATGATAGAAAATATTAGAATAGATGAATTATATGAGCGGCAAAAATAAATTTTATGTGTACGTCTATGAAGACCCGGATACTAGAGTACCATTCTATGTAGGTAAGGGCAATGGGAACCGGGCGTTCTCACACCTTATTGCTGTACAGCGAAATCATAAAAAGATATCAGAGTCAAAAAATATGTTCAAGGTTTATAAGATCCAAAAAATATTGGACTCTGGAAAAGAACCAACGATTAGATTGATATATTGCGACGATGAAGAATCTGCTTTTGATTTGGAACGCCTAATGATCGACATGATCGGAAGACGAAATATAAAGACCGGTCCTCTATGTAATTTAAAAGAAGGTGGAGCAGGATCCGCGCTCAGACCCCATGTAAAACCCGGTTCAAGAAAACATTGCGGCAGAAATATGAAAGGACAAAATAATCCCAGATATGGCGCCGTGTTATCGGAAGAGACAAAGAAAAATATCAGCGAAGCGAAGAAGAAATTGATGTCCAAACCGGGATATATCAATAAACACATCGGTATGAGGCGAAGCGAAGCTTTTCGCAAAAAGGCTTCTGAAGACAGAAAAGGTATAGTTCGAAATGAAAAACTTATTAAATTAAAGGAAATAATTGAATTTTTCAATACTAAACCTAATGTCGATTTTGACTATGACTTAACTTGCCCAAAATCGGGGCAATGGATATCATATTTTTCATCGTTTTGTAGAACATATTATCATAAATTTGGCTACACTTCCGTAAATGGGTTGCGTCAAATGTTAAAGACGAATATTCCTTCTATCACGCTAGTCAAGGAAATCTATGGCGTAGAGGCAAATTTTAATGTGTGACTATCAAATTTTAACCCCAGACGGATTTTCGGATTTTGATGGAATCGTTAAAAAAAATAAGTTGTGTTTAGTATTGAAAACGACATCTAATGAAATAGAAGTCACACTAAATCATCTAGTTTTTTTGAAATCCGGACTCACGAAATCAGCAAAAAGTCTCCTTCCCGGCGATATCCTATTTTACGGTGATGCTGTAGTATCGGTCAAATTATCTAAGCTGATGGATGTATATGACCCCATTAATGTCAAAAATGGCAGTCGATACATATCGAATGGGATAGTCCATCATAACTGTTCATTCATCGGTTCTTCGAACACGCTGATCACTGGTGAAAAGATCGCGGCTCTTCCAATGAAGCAACCTCACGTAACCACATTGGATGGTTTCAAGGCATTCTATCCTCCTGTGAGAAAAACGCCATATTGTATGACGGTTGACGTTGCGGAAGGTGGCGGGGGAGATTATTCAACCTTTGTCATATTCGATATTTCAACTTTCCCATACAAAATCGTAGCCACATTTCGCAACAATCGAATCCATACGCTGGCCTATCCAGAAGTCATTCAGCATTATGCAAAGATGTATAACGATGCTTTCATTCTAGTTGAAACCAATTCCCTGGGTCAACAGGTAGCCGATGCATTATTCTATGATCTGGAATATGAGAATATGTATATGTCCACTCGGGATGATGTTATTGAAGGGTTTGGCGCAAGAGTTATGCCCGGTGTGAAAACTACCAAGAAAACCAAAGCAATCGGTTGTAATACCATCAAACTTATTGTGGAAAGTGACAAATTGGAAGTCAATGATTCGATGGTTATCGATGAAATGTCTACATTTACCCGTAAGGGCGCAACATTCAAGGCAGATGAAGGTAAGACTGATGATCTGATGATGTGTCTGGTTACTTTTGGATTCCTAACAACAACGACCGTATTCAAGAATCTGTTCGACTTCTCCCTGAGAAGTGTTTTCATCCAGAAACAATTGGATGAAATATCATCCGAGGAACTTCCAATGGGATATTTCAATGATGGTAGGGAAGACGAAAACGAACTCAATATTCTTCTTAGATTTTGAGTTGTCTTAAATAGACCTAAATACGTTTGTATTCAATTCAACATAAAGGATTTTCATGTCAACTTTTTCAATTTCACCTGCCGTTGAATTCACCGAAACCGATCTAACGACTGGGGTTACCGCTGTAGCCTCTACAATTGGGGCGTTGGCAGGTGAATTTGAATGGGGTCCGGTTAACGATGTTACGCAAGTCACGAATGAAAGTGATCTGGTGTCGTATTTCGGCAAACCTAATGACAACACCTATGGATTCTGGTATACTGCATATAACTTCTTGCAATATGCTAACGATATTCGCGTGATTCGTGCTGCAACTGCTGCTCAACGCAATGCTGTCACATCCGGTACCGCTATCGCAATTCAAAATCTGCAAGACTGGGAAACTCGCTTTTCCAATGGTGGATCCGCTGTTGGTGTCTTTGCTGCCAAATATCCTGGTACCAAGGGTAACAACCTCAAAATCTCCATGGCTGATGCTGCTACGTTCAGTCGTACCCTTACAGGTACAGTTTCCATTACGGATTCTACGAACGTTGTAACCGGCACTGGTACGGCTTTCCTGAGCCAAGTTCAAATCGGCGATATTCTGACTTTTACTGCTTCTGGATCTCCGGTTCTTTCCGGTGGTTCTGCCGTGACTGTATCCGTGATCGGCGTGGCTAGTGACACATCACTGACCGTTTCTGCTATCCCTGGCGTGGTTGCCCCTGGTGTAACTGCGACTGCCAAGTGGGAATATGCATCACAATTTACCGCTGCTCCTATTGATTCCGATCAAGCTCTTACTTCGTCTGCAACCGGTGATGGGCTTCACATCATCGTGGTTGATGCTACGGGTAAAATCTCCGGTGTCAAGGGTCAAGTTCTGGAAAAACTGGAAAATGTTTCCAAAGCCTCGAATGCCAAGAAATATGATGGCACCGTTGCCTATTACAAGAGTGCCCTGCGTGAATCGACATGGGTCTGGTGGATGGATCACCCTACTTCAGGCAACGTTAGCGGCTCTGGATTGGATTTTGGTACATCTACTGCCCCTGGTTCCTACAAATCGCTTGTACGTCCATTGACATACACTCTTTCCGGTGGTGCTGATGGTTATGGTGCAACAGAAGGTGAACTCCAAAGTGCAATCGGTATCTTCAATGATGCTCAAAAGTATGACATCAACTTGCTGATGACTGGTAAAGTCACTGCTAACGTTGCCCGTTATGCTATCCAAAGCGTAGCTGAATATCGTCGTGATTGCGTGGCTTTCGTCTCCCCTGTGAATCTGTCTGACAACTCACCTATCATCGGAGATACATCGGATAATTACAACAAAGTTGTTGCGTTCAGAAATGCACTATCGAATTCTTCATATGCATTCTTGGATTCTGGATTCAAGTACCAATATGACAAATACAATGACATCTATCGTTATATTGCCTTGAATGGCGACATTGCCGGTGTCACCGCACGTTCGATTTTCAACAAAAATGAATGGGCTTCTCCTGCTGGTTTCAATCGCGGATCCGTGAAGAATGTCACTCGTTTGGCTCTGAATCCAAATAAGCCACAACGTGATATCTTGTTCCCTGCATCTGTGAACTCTATCGTTTCTTTCCCGAATTCTGGTCCAATCCTTTTCTCGGATAAGACTCTGTTGGATAGACCTTCCGACTTCGATGCTATTGGTACTCGTATGTTGTTCATCATGTTGGAAAAATCGATTGCATCAAGTGCAAAATATTTTCTGTTCGAAGACAACAACGCTCTGACGCGTAAGCTGTTTGTATCGATGATAACACCATTCCTGCGTAATATCAAGGGTCGTGGTGGTATTGAAGACTTCTATGTCGATGTCAGCACAGAGACGGTAAATACCCCTGATGTGATTCAATCGAAGACTTTTGCCGCGAATATCTATATCAAAGCTACAAAGTCTATCAGATTCATCAAGTTGAATTTCGTTGCGACTCCCGAAACGATTTCTTTCTCTGAAATCACTGGTCAATAATTAAACGGAGAACGTTAGATGGCAAATATAAGCGGCTTTAGAGCCTCCCTCAAAACAGGTCTAATCCGCCCGAATACGTTTCAGGTGGATCTGACTTTCCCAGCATATGTTAATGGTGGCATCGAGGCTTCGGCCTTGGGCCAATTCCATTGCAAGGCTGCATCGCTCCCTGAGCGTACAATTCAACCCGTGCCCGTGTTCTATCGTGGTCGTTCGATCAACGTAGCAGGTGAGACCGAATTCCAACCATGGACAATCACTGTCTATAACGAAGACTTTACGATTCGTAACGCCTTTGAAAATTGGATGAACGGCATCAACAATCTGGCTGATAACACCGGTATCGTCGCACCTGAAGGTTATACATCTGATCTTTATGTGACTCAATTGGAACGTGATGGATCCGCTGTTAAGTCTATCAAAATGCTTAATGCATTTCCGATCCAAATCAGTCCCATCCAATTGGATTTTGAAGCGAATAACCAAGTTGAAGTGTTTGAAGTCACATTCGTGTACGACTACTACGAATCGTCTGGTGTTAACTCTCCATTGATCGTGTAATACATGACGTGGTTTCTACAAGATGGTAGTGAACTAACAGAAATCCCCTCTGGGAAACCAGAGGGTTTTGTCTATAGGATCACCAATTTAACAACCGGAAAAATGTACATCGGAAAGAAGTCTTTCTGGAGTACAAAAACTATCAGCGTTGCAGGTAAAAAGAAAAAAACAAAAGTCCCTAGTAATTGGTTGTCGTATTACGGTTCCAATGAATTCCTTCAAGCCGATG